CGCGATCAGCCGCTTTAAGCCTTTGATATGGCGCGACCTTGCGGGCAAGCGGGACTGGTAACTCGATCCGGTAACCGGCAAGCCCGGTTACCGCCCCGACCATCGAACCCCTGGTAACGCCATCCCGTCATGCAACCTCGCTTGCCCGACAGCGTCGAGCATTGGCCGCTCGACCGCCTGCGTGCCTATGCGCGCAATCCGCGCACGCATTCCGACGCGCAGGTCGCCCAGATCGCGGCCAGCATCGTCGAATTCGGCTGGACCAACCCGGTCCTGGTCGCTGGCGACGGGACGGTGATTGCCGGCCATGGCCGCCTGGATGCCGCGCGGCGCCTCGGCTTAAGCATGGTCCCCGTGCTTGTGCTCGATCATCTCAGCGAGGCGCAGCGCCGAGCCTATGTGATCGCCGACAACAAGCTGGCACTGAACGCGGGCTGGAACGACGAATTGCTCGCCGCCGAGCTCCATGCGCTGAACGGCGACGGCTTCAATCTCGAACTCACCGGCTTCGACGAAACCGAACTCGACCGTCTGTTGGCGCCGCTCGACGACGAGGCTGGTGCTGGCGGCGATGCTACAGACGCTGCCGACGAGGCGCCTGAGCCGCCCCGCAATCCGGTCAGCCGATCGGGCGATATATGGCGCATCGGCGAGCACCGCCTGCTTTGCGGCGACAGCACGGACGGCGCTGCGATCGCGCGGCTCATGGAAAGCGAGCGCGCCGCATTGCTATTCACAAGCCCGCCCTATGGCAATCAGCGCAACTACACGACCGGCGGCATCGGCGATTGGGAAGCCTTGATGCGCGGCGTGTTCGGTCGGCTCGACGAGGTCATGGCGCAAGACGGCCAGGTTCTGGTCAATCTCGGTATGATCCATCGCGACAACGAGTGGCAGCCCTATTGGAATGGCTGGCTCGACTGGATGCGCGCGTCCGGATGGCGACGCTTTGGCTTCTACGTTTGGGATCAGGGCCCCGGGCTCCCCGGCGACTGGAATGGTCGGCTCGCACCGGCATTCGAGCTGCTCTTCCACTTCAATCGGCAGACGCGCAAGCCGAACAAGATCGTGCCCTGCAAATGGGCCGGGCACATCAATGACAGCCATGGCGGCATGCGCGGCAAGGACGGAACGGTCGGCGAGTGGACCCATGCCGGCCAGGGCGTCCAGGAAACCCGCATCCCCGACAATGTCCTGCGCATCACCCGGCACAAGGCGCGCGGCATCGAGACCGAGCACCCGGCGGTATTCCCCGTGGCACTGCCTGAGTTCGTGATGAACGCCTACTGCGACCAGAACGACATCATCTTCGAGCCGTTTGCCGGATCCGGCACAACGCTGGTGGCGGGCGAGCGCGCGAAACGCCGTGTGCGCGCGATCGAGTTGGCGCCCGAATATGTCGACGTCGCCTTGCTGCGTTGGCGTCAGCTTTTTCCGTCTTCCGCAGTCGTGCTCGATGGCGATGGGCAATCGTTCGAAGCGGTCGCGGCCGAACGGGGCATCGAGATCGACGATGCAGCGTGACCATATCCAAATCGAGCAGTGGCCCTTGGATCGGCTATTGCCCTATGCGGCCAACGCCCGAACGCATCCGGTTGAGCAGGTTGCGCAGATCGCTGGATCGATCGCGGAATTCGGCTTCAACGTGCCGTGCTTCGTCGACGAGCGCGGGGTGCTGGTTGCCGGTCATGGCCGCCTGCTCGCCGCCCAGAGTCTCGGACTTTCAAAGGTTCCGGTCATTCGGCTCGACCATCTGAGCGACGCGCAGGCGCGCGCCTATCGCATCGCCGACAACCAGATCGCGCTCAATTCCGGATGGGACGATGCGCTGTTGTCGGCCGAGGTTGCGCGGCTCAAGGAAGATGGGGTCGATCTGGAACTTCTCGGTTTCCCCGAGGATGAGCTTGATCGGCTGCTCGCTGGGCTGGATGGTGAGAAGGGCGGCAACGAGGACGAGGATGTCGTCCCGGAGCCACCGGCGACGCCGATCTCACGGCCCGGCGATCTCTGGATCCTCGGGCGTCATCGTCTCCTTTGCGGCGATGCGACGCGCGCGGCGGATGTCGCGCGACTCCTTAGCGATGTTCGCCCGCATCTGATGGTCACCGACCCGCCCTACGGCGTCGATTACGACCCGTCCTGGCGCAACGATGCTGGCGTGTCGGCGACGACGCGCACCGGTCGGGTGTCGAACGACGATCGTGCGGACTGGCGGGATGCTTGGGCGCTCTTCCCCGGCGATGTCGCCTACGTCTGGCACGCTGGTGTTCACGCGCGGACGGTTGCCGAAAGTCTGGATGCCAGCGGGTTTCATATCCGCTCGCAGATCATCTGGTCCAAGTCGCGCTTCGTGCTCGGCCGGGGCGACTATCACTGGCAGCACGAGCCCTGTTTCTACGCGGTGCGGAAGGGCGCGACCGGCCATTGGCAGGGCGCGCGCGATCAATCGACGGTCTGGATGATCGGCGGCGGCGGTGACGAGGATGCGGCGACCGTCCACGGCACGCAGAAGCCGGTCGAATGCATGCGTCGCCCCATGATCAACAACAGCGAACGCGGCGATGCCGTCTATGAGCCCTTCGCCGGCAGCGGCACGACGATGATCGCGGCGGAAAGCGTCGAGCGTCGCTGCTTCGCGATGGAAATCGATCCGCGTTATTGCGATGTAATCATCGAGCGCTGGCAATCCTTCACCGGCGCCAAGGTTCAACTCGAGACCGATGGTCGGTCCTTCGAAGACGTGCGATCCGAGCGTAGCGCATGAACAAGCAGTCCCGAAGGATGTCGCTGGTCGAATCAATCGCGAATGTCGTGGTCGGCTTCGGCATCGCCGTGCTGACGCAGATCGCGGTGTTTCCGATCTTCGGTCTGCAGGTGTCGCTCGCCGACAATCTGGTCATCGGCTTGGTCTTCACGTTCGTATCGATTGCCCGGTCCTTTGCGCTGCGCCGCGTGTTCGAGGAATTCCGAGTGCGCGCCGAACGCAAAAGCGCCGTCAGGCTTTGATGCCCGACGGCGCTGATGTTTTTAGCGATCAAGCGATCCGATAGACCCGGCCGCGTCCGTCGATCTTCTCCGACGTCACGTCGAGACCGAGTTTCTTCTTTAGGGCGCCGGCAATCGCGCCACGAACCGTGTGGGCTTGCCAGTCGAATGCCGCGACGATCTCCTCGATGCTGGCGCCCTCGGGGCGTTTGAGCATCTCGATGAGCTTGGCCTGCTTGCTGTCTCCGCGCGTGCGCGGCGCCTGATCGGTCTTACGCGCTCGGGTTTCGATTTTGGTCGCGACGATGCCTTGCTCGGCTGGGGTGCCGCCCACCAGTCCGCCATCGTCGATGGCGGCAGCATGGCGTCCCTCGGTGGCGGGATCCGTCTCGGACTCAATACCAAGTTCGTCATAGGCGGCGCGCGACGCTTGTAGCGTCAGCGGCGCGCCATCGTTGTAGCGCCAGACGGTATCGTCTGCGCGGCCAGGGACTTCTTCGAGAAATCCCTTGGTGAGGAGGCTCTTCAGGACGTTGCCGACGGCATTGCCCTTGAGTTTCAGGGTGACCGGGAAGACGCAGCCATCGGGGCGTTGGCAGGCGGTCGAAAGAACGACGAGTTGGGAGTCGGAAAGTTTCGCCATGGTGTGGGCTCCTTGCTTAGCGAGCCGCGACAATCGCGGCCCTCCTACGAGCCCAAGCCCCGCCGGCTTTGCCGGTCGGGGCATAAGCGGGATGAGGGTCGCCTATTCGGCGTGTTCGCCTTCTTTGAACGCGCTGTCGGTGATGCGCTTCAGAAGCTCGGCGTAATGGGCGAGTGTCCCGACATGGCCCCAATTGATGTCGTCGGGCGCGTAGTCGAAATGGTCGTCGCTCAGGCTCTTCAGCCGGTCGAGCATCGCGTCGATTTCGGTCTTGCGGGCGATGAAGGCGTCGAGGGCGGTTTGCTTAAGCGGGGTCTTGGTCATGGCGCTCTCCGTTCCTTGATGGTGACGCCATACACGCGCTGCTTTGGCCCGGAGCCAAGCTCTTAAGCGCATCATTTGATTGCTTTCTTCGAGCCAGGACGATCATGGGATTATCAATCCGCGCCTATGCCCGGCATCGCGGCGTGAGCCACGTCGCGGTGCTGCGCGCTGCCAAGGTCGGGCGCGTATCCCTTGAGCCAGATGGCACGATCGACCCGGCCAAGGCCGACATTTCCTGGGAGCGTTCGACTGACCCCGGGCGGTCCAGGCCGAAGTCCGAGAAACTCAAGCCCGTGGCCGAGGCGGCCATGGGATCGGTCCGGGAGACCCTCAAGGAGCAGGGCCTGCCGACGAGCGGCAACGTGACGTTCGTCCAGGCGAGGACCGCGCATGAGATCGCCAAGGCGCATCTCGCGCGCCTTCGGCTCCAGCGCATGAAGGGCGAGCTGATCGACCGGGCGCGCGCGACCGCACTTGTCTTCCGCATGGCGCGCGAGGAGCGGGACACCTGGGTCAATTGGCCCGCCCGTGTCGCCGCGCTGATCGCGGCCGAGCTTGGCGTGGAGGCGCATCCGATGCAGAAGGCTTTAGAGACACATGTCCGCGCCCACCTCGCCGAACTTGCCGAGGTCCGACCAGAGTTCCGTTGATCTGTTCGGCTTCGAGGGTGCTGAAGAGCTATGGCAATCCTGGCGGGACGGTCTCACTCCAGACCCGCTGCTGACGGTTTCCGAATGGGCGGACCGGCATCGCTTCCTGAGCCCGCGCGCATCGGCCGAGCCGGGGCGCTATCGAACCGATCGCACGCCCTATATGCGCGCGATCATGGATGCGCTGTCGCCA